AGCCCAGCCCGAACCGAGAACCATATCGGCGTTATGCGCTGCATACAATGTCATTAAAGAATTTGTGAGAGCGATCAACGAAGCAAGGTCGTCGGCTTCATCTTCTATTGCGGCAGTAGATTGTAATCCCGTTGTGTGTCTGGTGGCGTTGCCAAAGTGATTGATAATATCACCGCGTATTTCGTTCGCCAGTGTTATCGCCGAAGACAAACCGGCGATATTCTCTTCGTACGACATAGTAACACTATCATCTGCCGCAACTAGTTTCGGAAGCGCAAGGGTTACCTTGCCGGTCTTATCCATCGTCACATCACCGCTTAATACTGCCGCCGCACAAGTTTCGCCCGCGCCTTGGCCGATGACAATAGAACCCGCTGCCGAATTATCTAACAGAGTAACGTCTCCATCTGTTTTAGTTCCCACCAATACCGTACCAGCACCGGCGGATATCATCGTGTCCTCAACAGCCTTTGCGGCAATTGTTACGGCTCCGGTGGCATCCATCGTCACATCACCGCTTACAGCGACACTAGCCACTGTGGTTCCGTTGCCGACCAATATTTGTCCACTTGTCTTCGCAGAAATAGCAGCGGCTTTGCCATCTGAATCTCCAACAAGAATACTCCCCTGTGCTAATGCGATGTCAGGCGCTTCCAGCGCTCCATCCGCAATACTCAGAACGCTACCGCTTTCCAGTGCAAGCGTGCCGCCGCTTTCCACGGTTATAGTTCCGCCGTCCGCAACAACAAATTCCTCTCCACCTTGTTTTCTGTAAACCTTAGATTGATAACTCATTTTTTTTCTCCTTTTAAATCCTGTGGTTTCCCCGCTGGGGCGGCAGGATCGACCGCCCCAGCGAGTATCCATCGAAGGACAGGTTTTAACTTATCGCGGGCGCATCAAGAGGATGGCCTTTAATAATGTGAATACCAATAACTGCATTAGTCGTTGCCGCTTCCCTCAGTTCAACTTTGAGAAATCGCTTGCCGCCGACATAGCCAACCATAAAGGTAGTATCTTCGTCGTCAATGAGCGGTGTTGCTGGTACGCCGTCCGTAATGCTACCAGCGCCAAGCAAATCGCCATCCTCCACATAAGCATAATCTCCAGCCGAACCCGTTCCATCATCGTCGGCGTGGGAAATCCGAAGCGACATATAGTTAGGGTCGTCAATGTCCCCCGCGCCCGTTGAAACAACGATAACGGCGGAATTAAAACCGGCAAGATCGATATCTTGATCGCTGGTATGACCCGTAACGACAATAGGAGCCATTATGGTTTCTATTTCAATATTATTGTAAAGGTCTTTCATTTTATTTTTCCTCCTTTTTAACTTGTAGCAACTTTTAAAAGTTTAATCGCTTCATACATCACAACTCCGCCGCCAACTCTCTTTGTCGTGTAAAAGTGAATGTATGGTTTATTTGTGTAGGGATCACGCAAAACGCGAATACCAAAGCGATCAACAATCAAATATGCTCTTTTAAAATTTGCGTAGGCGATTGGATATTTATTGCTAGCAACAGACGGCATATTATCATCAATGACCACAGGCTTTCCTAATAGCAGGTTTGGCGCACCTTCTTTTAAGCCCAACTGCCAAATGTAATTCCCCTCACCGTCTTTGAATTTTCTCACCGTACCCTGCGTTGATGTATTCATCAGAAAAACCGCGCCTGGTTGGTAGGTAGCTTTCAGTGCCTGTTGTAGATCAATCAGCTTATCCACGTCGGTAAAAGTAGAACTTGCGCCGGTTGCAATAAAGCCGATTTTCCCCCACGCGTAAGAAGCGTTAGTAACCGTTGTATAGCCCAGAATGCCCTTTGGTTTTTCTACACCGTTACCGTTAATAAACGCATCGCCTTCGGCTTCGTTGAACACAGTAGCCACTTCATCAGCAAGCCACTGCTCGATATTAAGGGAAGAGTCGTCAAGCAGTTTTTGAGTTGCCGCCGGATTTGCGTAAAATTCTTTTGTGTTGATAGCAATCTTGGCCAGTTGCGGAGTGCTCGTCTCAGTTCTTGATGCTTTTTCTCCTACCCAGCCGCTGGTTGCGCCACCCTGATTAACTAGCTTCTCATAAGTGTCGGTAGAAATATTCACAACGGTTGCGAGCTGGCGCATAACAGAAATAGTTGAAGCAACGCGGTCAATTTCTTTGCTCATTTCTGTAGGAACGGTAAAGCCGCCGTCCGGATCAGATGAGCTGGATAAAGAAGCGCGAACTTCCAATTCTTTCAAATTTCCCTCGATACCTTTCCGGAACCATTTTTCGAATGCCTCTTTGTGTTCGGCTTTCGCGCGATCAATCTCAGTCTGTCCGCCGCCCGGATATTTCCCGCGAGAAATAATGGTCTGCAAGTCTTCGAGTTCTTTTTTCATCGCGGATATTTTGTCGAGTTCCGCGTTTATTTTTTCAACCTTCTCAGCCAGAAGCGGGTCTGCATGGCCTTTCTTTTCGATTTCTTTGAGGCGATTATCGTTTTCAGCCTTAAACTCTTCAAAGGCACGCCCCAAATCTTCAATGACAACATTAATGTCTTTGGACATTTTTATTTTCCTCCTCGAATTAAATTAATTAAAGTTTCTAATTTCTCAGCTTTCGCGGAATCCCTCCGCGATATATCGCGGCTTCCCGCCGCCACTCTGGCCGCGTAAGACCTTGAAGCCCCTGCATCCCGCAAGGCACGTTCAAGTTCCCGCAGCGTTAAGTCTCTACCTTCAATTTCCGTTTTGATTTCTTCCGGCGCGTTGGCAAACATAGAGAGGTCAAAAAGCGCGTTGACTTTTTTTTCGGTTTCTAAAACCGTATCAATTAATCCAAACTCTTTTGCTTCACTCGCCTTAAACCACGTCTCGTCCTTCATTAACTGTTTGAGTTCGCGTTTCTTGCCGCCTACTTTATCGTAGTAGATGTCGAGCATGTTATCGCCAATCTTCGCCAAGACGTCCGCGATGTCACGCAAATCGTGTTGGTTACCCGCGACCAAAACCCAAGGGTCGTGAATCATATACATTGCGGATTTGTGCATTTGGATTTCATCGCCAGCAAGGGCGATGATGGAAGCAATAGACGCGGCCAGGCCTTCCACTCTTGTTATAATTTCCGCGTCTTTGTTTTTTAGCGCGTTAAAAATCGCCACGCCATCAAAAACATCACCGCCCGGTGAGTTAATTCTTAAAGTGATTTTTTTTGATTTGATTGAAGCAAGGTCGCGGACAAAAGCATCGGCCTCAATGAACGGCCACCCAATAACATCATACACTAAAATTTCGGTATTATCATTTGCCGCCGCTTCAATTTTATACCATTCCTGTTTTGTTAGGGTCTTGCCCCAAAATTTGGCTGTTGCCTCAGCGTTTTTTATATTTCTATATTTAAGCATTGTTACCCCCCGTGCATAGCAATGGCGAGAGATGGTTGAAACGGTTTGTCAAGTTTCGCGCCCTTGCTTCTGTTTTTTGTTGCTTCTAATGGTTGAAGATTTTTTAACGACCAACAAAGACGAAAATCAATATCATCTGGTGTCTCAAAATTAAAAGCCGCGATGGGAATTTTATGATCGATATGCCAAGCAGTTCCATAATTTTCCCATGTCATTCCCGGCTTAAATAGTTTTTCGATATGTATCTTTAGTTGCTCAATGGTGAAGTTGACCAATAATTCCCAATGCCGCCCCGCCTTCATGCCCTTACGCAGCGATTCATTCATCCGCTTAGAGATTGTGCTGCTTAAATTTCCCTTATGTGTGCTGCGAAACTTTCGGTTAAATGTTTTTGAATATTCGCGCCGTTTTTTTGGGTTGATCTCGTTCCATTTTTTCAAATATTCTATGTGACGCTGTTTATTGGCCGCATACCAAGCCGCCGCCCGCGATTTAATTATTCCCTTATTCTCAGCATAATATTCTTTTTCATATCCTTCGTGACTCTGGTAAAACCTTTCTTTCCGTGCCTTCATTTTTTCGGGATTGTTTTTTTGCCATTGTGACGTTGCCGCATTTGTGCATAATTTGCACCATCCTCGCAAACCATCGCCGCGCCCTTTGGCTTTCCCAAACTCTATTTTACTTTTATTAGTTTTACATTTTGGGCAATACTTCATGGCGTCGCACCGTCTTTGTCAGGGCTTGGATTGTCCTGTTTTATTGAACTCGTTCTCGTGGCATAACGCTCCCCACCGGGATAAGGATTCAAATCTTCAAGCTCCCTGACTTCGTTTGGATTCATTATTTCTTTGTCAATAGCTGTTGCATAAGCGGCAAAGCGCGTTGCCATATCGCCGCGCAGCAACCCGTCCATTTTAAATTTTACGTAGTGTGTTTTTCTTTCATCTGGGGTGAGCAAATCTCTAGCTAGTGCTTTTTCAATATTCACCGCCCACGGCATTAACGAATAAATTACAAAGGATAATCCAAATTGTTCGGCGGATGCGAAGGTGGGATTGGTATCATCCGCCATTAACATGGAAAGCGGCAGGGAAAAGAAGATGTCTACAATTTCTTTTTTTTGGTAACGCCTCGTTTCGAGAAATTGTGCGTCTTGCGGATTAATCGAAATCTTTTGTGCTTTCATTCCTTCTTGTAAAAGCATTACTCTGTGCGCCTTACCCAATCCACTATATGTTTCCATAAAAATATCGGTGAATGTTTTAGGGTCTTTCAGTGTGCTGGGGTGTTCAACAATAACACCCGGATGGATTCCATTTCCAAAATAGCTTGCGCCGAACTCCTGAGCCGCCAACGAAAATCCGATACTCTCCCGCACCTGCTCGATTGGATTCATGCCCATGTAGCCGTTTGTTGATAAGCCGCGAAGATGTAGAATGTCAGAGCCTTGAACTTCTTTTATTGAGCCATCGGGAAAACGGCATTTGTAAATCAGTTTATAAAAATCAGTTTGTTTAACTTCTTGAACCACATTCGGAGCTAACGGGATTAATTCGTTCACCTGTCCCTTATGGGTATTTTTAAGAGCAAAAAAATTTCCGCGCAAAAGAAGATGAACTAATGCCATACTCCAGAACTCCGGCGCGGTCATCCACTCGTTCGGTTGATCATGCAATAAAAAGTAGAGCGGGTGTTCTGTTGCTTTTTCTTTGTCCTTGCCGTTTTGTTGCATGAGGTGGCAGGGCAATTGAGAAAAAGCCCGTGAAAGAATATTCACACAGGCAAAAACAATTGCTGATTTTGTCGCGTTGTCGGAAGTTACGCTGATCCCGCTAGAAGTAGAGCCGCCCGAAACACCCAAAATAAATTCTTGCAACTCGCGAGATGAAAGTGCCTTGGGTCGCAAGCGCGATACAAAACTCATTTGTTACTCCGTAAAAAAAAAGCAAAGAGCATAAAAATCAAGCCGCAAATTGTGAAACAAAGCCACGGTCGCAAAAGATATAGTCCGTAACCAAAAAGCAAAAGGCCGCCAAAAAGAAAAATGTCTCGAACATCAAGATTGATGTGCGATTTCAAGTTTTGAAAAAAGCGTCTATTTTGCAAAAAAAACCCCCGCCCCTGCTTTTTTGTTTCCCTAAGTTAATTGCAGCCCTCACTGGAACGCCAGTTCGCGAGTAGGTAATAAAATTACCTCTCTACAAAGAGTAAAAAGCGTCCCTATTTTTCATACTTCTTTTTTATTTTGGCGAGATGATTGCGAAGCGTTTTTTTTGTTATTTTAAGTAGTTCACACGTTTCAGAACGCGAGAGCCCCTTCCCCAAAAGCGTAACGACTTCCCGTTCTCTTTTCGTCTTGCCAGGCAAGTTAAGCAAAAATCCGCTATAGGCACTATCTCTCACCGTGATTATTTTTTATCCAGCTTTATGGCTAATTTTATATGACCGGATAATTTTTAACCAGTAAGATGTGGAAAATATGGAAAACCTGGACGGTTTTTTCGCTTTAATTGTAATTATGTTGAACGCGCTGGATAAAAAATGGGAAATTGATGCAACGATAATCCAAAAAAAACTTGCGGGATTATCCATACAGCCGCAATTATTCCGTCAATCCGATTTTATTCCAGCGGTTTCATTTTGTGTTTCTCACGATAGGCGATTATAGCATCGTAAGATATTCTAATAGTTCCCCGATATTTTTCGGCTTCAATATCCCCACATTCAATCCACCGGTAAACCAACGATTTCGAAACGTCAAAATATTGCGCCACCTCGTCAACTCTGTAAAGTTGTTTTTCCATGACTAAGCCTGCCCCAGTAAGCTTTTTCTTATTTCATCTTTTGTTTTACTATCGTAAGCAGATGCTGTTTTTACTTCTTCCAGAATTCCACAAGCCATTACAGCCGCAATTATTCCGTCAATCCGACCCGTTGCTTTATTTTTAGAGTATTTTATATCGCCTGCAGCATTCGCCTCCGCCACTACGCACGCGGCATTCCACGTCAGGCATGGATTACCATCATGTCGTAATGTTTCGCCGATAAGTTTTTTTTCAAACACTTTTACCGCCGGTCCCATCGATAGATATCCCTGCCCGAAAGGCACTATTTCCGGTAATTGATATCCGCTTCTGTCTAACGCGGGCAAAAAATATTTCTCGACATAAGCGCGGTCAAAGGCGATTTTCTGCACACTAAACTTATTACAAATTTCAAAAATATCTTTCACGACAAAGTCATATTCTATGGTTTTGCGTGGCACGGCGTTAATGTAACCAGCGTCCCGCCACGCGATATACGGCACGTGGTCTTGGTCTTCTTTTTTTTTAAGTTCGACGCCGGGAAGCCAGAACCATACTTTAAGTCGCCAGTAAGGATCGGCTTCAGATGGTTCGAACACTAACGCAAATGCAGTTAGATCGTGAACGGCAGACAAATCTAATCCACCCCAGCAACGGCGATTTTGTAAAATTTCTAGAGGATAATCTTTATCCTTGCACGCTTCCCATGCGTCGCGCGAAATTGCCGGATTTTCCGCTTCTGTCCAAACACAAAAACACAATCGCTTAACAGTAGCCATTTTCGAGGGGAGGCCGTAAGCCTCTTTTATTTGGCTCCTAATATAATTGTATCCGGGCAGGCCGTGAATCAATGAAGGATTAACTTTAGGCCACAATGATTCATCGGTTAAATATTTATCGTTTTCTAAATCCTCTTCATCAAGCGAGCAAATATAAGAAAAAAATTCATCGTTTTGAATTTGCTCCAAAGCAATTTTACTTCCCATATCATGATATTCCCAACACACGCTTGATGTATTATGTCCCGCGTTAGTAATCATAAAACTTAATGGTTGCTCTCGGAATTTAAATCCTGCTCTAAGCATTTCGATAGCTGTCCCGTCCGTATGCTCGTGGATTTCATCTAGTAAAGCAATATGGGGTCGCGGCCCAGATTGTTTTTTGTCAGATGAAATAACCCGAAAAAAAGAGCCACTTTCCAAATGAGATAAATTCCAACATTTTTCACCAACTCCGGATGCAATAAGGCGTTTATTAATCTCCGGCGATAATTCATACATCGCAACGGCGTCGCGAAATAATATCATGGCCTGATCGCGTTTGGTCGCTGCGGCATATATTTCTGCTCGTGCTTCTCCATCTGCAAGCATTCCCATCAATCCTATGCCCGCGGCAAGCGGAGACTTACCACACCCCTTCGCGCCTTCAATGTAAGCGACGCGGAAACGGCGCTTTTTATTTTTTTTCCTTTCCCAACCAAATAACGACCCAATAATAAAATCCTGCCATGGAAACAAAAGAAAAGGTTTCCCTTCATATTGTCCACCGTTTAAATGCAGCACCTCTTCGAAAAAAGCGATTGCTTCGCTTGCTTTGTGTTCGCTAAACGCGAACGGATAAGATGTTGATTTTGATTTTTCCAAATCGTTAAGGTGGCGCTGGCAAGCTCCCCGGACGTAAGCCCCCGCCAGTATTTCACCGCTTAGCACCTTGTGTGCATAAGCGGTGGCGCGATCTTTTTTTCTTTTTATTTTCATGACGCGAAAAATCTTTCCTTTTTGCTCGTTATTTTGTTAGGTTGCTGATTAACCGCGACTCTACTTCTACTACTCGGAGTCATCCCCATTTCAACTAAGCATTCCTTCATTTGTTTCCACGCTGTATTCTTTACCGGCACATAAGGATTTTGTATTGGAAATCCAGTTTTTGTTCCCACAATCACGCCCCTTTTTGCAATTTGTAATACTGCATCGCTCCATGTCGCATATGATTCGCAATACATTGCGAATATAGTCTGATCAAGTTCGGTTAATATTCCCGATGGTTCCAACTTCTTTGCTTCCCGTTTCCATATTTTTTTTGCCTCCGGGCTGAGACCATCAGGGCACGCGGGAAATTTAACCTCTAGTTGTAATTCGTTTTCCGGCAATGGCCGATGTCCCGGATTTCCCATCAATATTTTTAGTTTTGTCGGCTTAGGTTTTCTGCCACGCATTTTACCCCCCTCCTCTAATTTTGCGATGTTGCGAGCCGAGCTCCCCACTCGGTTTCCAGCGTTAC